ACTCACCGTACAAACTAGACCAAGAGGAAAGTAAGAAGTACGGTGCGGGTAATGTGAATAAGCACCTATTTGAGGGGCGTAACAACAAAGTCAAGGAAACCATCAGCAAATTCTCAGAGGTATATGTATATGTAAAAGAGAACACCGTGCCTTGGAGTACCGGCGTGGATATGCTGAACATAGACCACTACATGGACTTTACTCAAGGACTTAGACAGTTAGTTGACCAAGCGAACCAAGCAGTATCATCACTACGAGTAGTTTGGGACAGCGAAGTCCAAGCCGACTTGGATAGACTGGCACAGATAGCACAAGCGAAAGGTAAGCCTAATTTAGCAGACCCGAGCGACTACCCCACCGCAGATGAGATGGTGGGTAAGTTTAGTATCGACGTGAGGTACATGCCAGTGCCAACGACCGGTGACTTTAGAGTAGGCATCAGCGACGAGGACAAAGAGTCACTACAACAGCAGTTAGATGACGCAGGGAACAACGCGACAACTCATGTACTTGAGTCGATGATAGCGCCAATGAAACGAGCCATCGAGAAGTTAGCAGTGCCTATTGGTAACGACGGTAGTGTGTTCAGAGATACGCTAATCGACAACATGGTAGACGTGGCAGAGCGTATGAACAAAGTCAATCTATCAGACGACCCAGTAATCCAAACAAAGATTGACGACCTACGTAGCCTTGTGGGGCAGTACGCCAACCCTATGGGTAAAGACATGTTACGTAGCAGTCAAACGGTACGTGAGAAAGCAGTTACACAGATAGACAGCCTAGTAAGTCAGATGGCTAACCTAGTATGAGTATCCCAGAGAAGTTAGTGTGTGAACTGTGCGGGAGTTCCAACACATCTCGCGATGGGTATGCTAGATGGGATACCGACACACAAAAGTGGGAGGTCACCGATATGTCAGACTATACGTGGTGTAGTGCTTGTGACAATGAGATAACCGGTGAATGGTTACCGCTAGAACTTAAAGACATGGCGAAGTTCGCAATCAAAAAGGAGAATGAAGATGGGATACCGAAGTGATGTATCGATACTTATATACGGTGACACCAAGGACGTAGTAGCGTTCGTTGCCGGTGAGAAACTACAAGGAAAGCCAAAGGAGAGCGAGTTCCACCCGCTCAGTGAGCCGACGAACGAGTCCCATGAGCGTAACACGTACACTTATGGTGCGAAGGACGAGTTCACGATGATGGAGTTCAATTGGTGGGACGTGAAGTGGTACGACAGCTACCCCGAGGTTGCCTATTGGGAGAACCTACTAGGGTTGTTCGAGGACTCTTTCGGCACTACGTCGTTGAGCATGGAGTTGACACTAGTAGGCGAGTCAATAGATGACAACCGAACCGATTACATGGGTACTGACTGCGAGTACCGCCTAAACATTAGTAGAGAGATAACGAAAGACTTACCATAAAGGAGATACCATGAGTAATGCAGTAACAGTTGAGGAAACTATAAACCAAGCAGAAGTAGAGCGTAAGGTTGGCAAAGCCAAGGCACTACTTATTTTAGACCACCCGTTCTTCGGCACCGCTGTGTCTAAGCGACCGATACAGTATTCAGATGCAGTACCAACTGCCGGTATGTCAGCAACGGGACAGATGATAATCAACCCCGCGTTCGCCGAGAACCTAACAGTCAAGAACTTAATGTTCTTGATGGCACACGAAGCCATGCACTACATGTTGGCACACGCACTAAGACGTAAGCACCGCGACCACCAAGCGTGGAACGTAGCGTGTGACAAAGTCATTAACGACACACTCATAGAAGCAAACGTTGGAGACTTTATTGATGGGGGCGTCACACTACATGACGCTAGGAACTACGCGTCAGAAGAATTATACGATGAAAACGACGACGACATGGGTAGCGGTGGCATCGGCAACGACATCGGTGACCCCGTCGACGACAACGGTAATCCTTTGGACGAGTCGCAGATGCACCAACTAGAAGCCCAATCTAAGATTGATACAATTCAGTCAGCTAAGGCCGCGAAGTCATCAGGGAAACTGCCATCATCTATTGAGCGTATGGTTGATGACATGGTTAACGTAGAAACCCCTTGGCACGAGAAGCTAGAGAGGTACATGAGTTCCAAAGTTAAAGACGGTTACTCATGGAATAGACCGAATCGGAGGTTTATTGGTCAAGGTGTCTACTTGCCCGGAACTGACTACGTTGCTCGTATGGGTGAGTTAGTTGTAGCCGTAGATACGTCAGGAAGTTTAGACTCAAAAGAGTTAGGGTACTTCAACGAACACATCAATAGGATTGTGGACACGTGCTTACCTGAGAAGATAACAGTATTGTACTGCGATACTAGTATCGGTGGGACAGCAGAGTACACACCGGACGACCTACCGATAAAGTTACAGCCCGTAGGTGGCGGTGGTACATCGTTCAAGCCGGTGTTCAAGTGGATAGAAGACTACGCCGGTGACGTTGAGTGCCTAGTGTATTTCACAGATGGATACGGTGACCAAGACTACATAGAAGCCCCAGCCGTAGATACTATTTGGCTAACGACCGGACGAGAGGACTTTAAGTTCGGTGATGTAATTAAATTTGATATGGAGGTGTAGTGTGGAACTAGAGATAGCAGGACTCATAGGGTCGGCGTTACTGATAGGTGCGTACTACTTAGGCAGGTCAGCAGGACGTATGGACGTGGCGATAGAAGTCATGAAGGCAGAAGTTCAACTGTTGGCACAAGTCAACGAAACGTTAGATAAAGCGATAGAAGAAGCAAAGGAGGAAACATGAAGTACGAGGTGACGATAGACCAAGTGATATCAGAAGTGGTAACAATTGAAGCTGATAGCGAACAGGACGCCATGAACAAAGCGGGAGATGAACTGTACCAAAGCAACAACAGTAGCTTTGACGGTATGCCCGAGTATAGGTTTGCGGTGAAGAAAGTAATAACAAAGGAGATAGACCATGATTAGTAAAGACTTTTTCAAAGAAGACACGGGTAATTACCCCGAAAAGGTTAGGCGTTGGGACGAGTATAAAGCGTTCCACATGAACAACGGTATGTTCGTAGAGTTCGAGTCGGGGGAGTTAATGGTAAGAGGGACATCAGACCCCGACTATCGTAAATACTACCCCGAATACGACATTCAGTTAGTTACGACGACCGACTCAGATTGTCCAACGCTATACTTGGATAAGGAGTGTACGCAACCCGTTAAGAAAGCGTGGGTAACTCAACATGGACAGCAACACTTAGCGATTGACTACGAGAGAAAAGTCGCTGTTGCGGTCTTTGAGGGGTATAGGCACACGGATAACACTATGCTAGGCAACCACGTTATGAGAGCGAGTGCGTATTGGGCGGGGCAGAAACGACTACCCGTACCCCTAGTTAAAATCAAGGTACAGACACCCGACCCGGAGTACAAGAAGCAAATGAGTAAGGTACTAACAGAGGTTAGAGCCGCCGTTACTGCTGTACACCGTATGAAAGGCGACGAGGGTAAAAGTTGGTGGGGGGCAGAGGCACATACCGCAGGTACTTCATGGTACGACTCATCGGCGAGTGACATCATCGCTGAGTTAAGTCAAGACGATAAAGTTATGTACAACGTAGCGACTAAAGGGTTTGAGTACCCAAGGAAACTAAATGAAGTGGAGTTCTTATATGTCAAAGAACGCAATTAAAATAAAGGAGAAATAATATGGCAATCAAACAAATAGTACACGATGCGTATGCGATAGCAAAGGACGCGTCTATAAGTAACATCGATGTAACACTAGACACAAGTATGTGGTCGAAACGTAAGCAGAACATCATCGTGAAAGCAATTGACCTCGGCGTTGCTGACTGCGGGTGGGAAACTGCTAACTTCGTAGCGGCTCTAACAAAAACGTATGACATCGGGGTTCAGAAAGTGACTCAATGGAACCGGGACCTAGACTTAGACTTAGTAGAGCCTAGTAAAGTTGAGGAGGTTAAGGCCTACGTTGCTGCGTTGATAAGAACGCGAGTAGGTGGCACTTCTTGGTCGGAGAACAGTTTCATGAACGATTTAGAAAATGGGCGTGTAGTGAGCCGAGTGCCTATCCCAGTTAACTTTGGTAAAGGAGACCGACAGAAATTTGTTGCGGATTACCTTAAGCCCCAAGACGAAGCCGACAGAATTAGGCGCGATAACTTAATAAATAAAATAAGAAGTGGTCACAAGTTAACTATTTCGTTTACAATATAGAAAGGAGAGCAAAATGGCTTATGTAAGAAGAACAGATGCACTAGTTGCACTCGTGGAGCGTAAAGTCCTTAATATGATGGACGAAGAGTTAGCTAGGGTGCACAGACGAGAAGATATTGATATAGGCACGCCGTTGTATGACGACGTACGTGTAGCAGTAGAGGGCGTGTTGTGGAAACCAGCACCCGAACTCATGGACAAAATGCCTAAAGAGTGGTGTAGGCACGAGGACTCCATGTCGACATCATTTAAGATAGGCGAGGGTTTCAAGTCAGTTAGATACACGCTAGACTCGCCTACCGATGACCCCCTTAAACTTCCTCCAAATGCTAGTAGGTGGGATACGATAGACGTTGAAGAGTCAGACATGACACCTCTTATTAAAGAGTGGGTTACTCGTAGGCTCGCTACTGAGGTAAAACGCGACGAAACTGTTGACTTGTTTGGGAGCATAGGCACTCAGTTGCGTGATTACTTGCTATCCCATGCGTCACTTAACACAGCCCTAAAAGAAATGCCCGAGTTAGAGATGTATATACCCCAAGACATCTTGGATAAGGTAAGTGCGAAAGTCGTTAGGGCTAAAAAGGAAAAGGAAGACGTAGTAGACAAGTTAGGTATCGACGTTGATGCCCTAACTAGAGCGGCGGTCGCCCACAGACTTACCATGGGGGACAGCTAGTGTACGACGTAGGAGAAATAGTAGTCGGGGGTGTCCTTCTAGCCAGTGCGTATGGGCTAGTACGAGCCGCCGATTTCAACAACAATGTAATTAATAAACCAAAAAGGAGCAATATGTTAGACACAACAGCATTAAAGAAAGCGTGGAACGAAGTACTAATACTTAGAACAATGAACGATGAGTTACACCTTAGCGACGGTAAGTTGTTAACCGACCTAGAGTTTGCGATGCTGTGTCATGTGACACATCAAAGCGGTAAAGTTAACATCACTAGCATAGTGAACCACCCGTACTTTTCGGTGGCGTCGCTATCTACTGTGAAGCGAGCAGTTGCACGACTCATCGGCGAAAACTTAATATATGTAGTAAACACGTCGCACGACAAGCGAGAGCGTATGTTAGCTGTCAAAGAGTCTGACCTTGGATAAGGCGTTAATGATAAACGTACTGTGGATGGCCTCTATGTTGTACATAGGGTTGTTAGTGTGGATGTCAGTACCGGAAAAGAAGTAAAACCGTTAGTGTGTAAGAGTCCACTGTGGACTTTTGGCAGGAGCGCACTAACTTAATTAATACTGCATAACTCTAGGAGAGTAGTAATGAAACGTAAAGTAAACATAGCGGCGGAAGCACGCAAAGCAGGGTTAGACCCAAGAGTAGTATACGTAAGAATGAATAAAGGTTGGACTAAGAAACGAGCATTAGAAACCCCGGTTAGAGTAGTCAAGAAACCAAAGCGTAAGACGGCTATTAAAAAGGTGACTCACAAACGAGTAGCCCCTAAGGCAAACAGAATGATACCGGTTGAACATTTTGTGGCCGACAGAACTAATGTTGCAGTTGGCTGGATTTTAAGTACTATAATTGTATTTTTAATAACGATAATCGTGATGCGATAAACATATGGAACTACACAACAACGAAGCATGTAAGGTTAAGTGTGAGGGTATTGTAACAACGCTCGTAGAAATACAAGAACTGCTAGAGTACCCTCGGTCCGACAGAGAACAGCACATTAAGTGTGCTGTAGACATAGCACTTCAGGACATAAGGTACTTATCCAACGACATGAAGGAAGCCGACAATGACAAAACCTAGAAAGTCTCGATTGTACAAGGTTAAAGAGTTTGTGTTGTCCGACGGTATCACGCTAACGGCTAGAGAGGTTGCCGATAAGTACGACGTACCGTTAAGTACCACAAGGACAAGACTGTCAAATGGTGTGAGGGACACTGAAGTCCTTAGTAAGCCGCCACTGCACCACAAGCGAACGAGGTTGGGGGTGGCACCCCCCGGTAGAGAAGCATCGGTTAAGGAACGAGTCTCCAAGAGGAACTTCAACTGCCCGATGTCTAGGCTGTTACTGAAGGTGATTTAAATAGGACTTGAGAGTGCCTACTAAGGGCTTTAACTAATTATCAGCACTGCTGGTGTTTGTAAAAGATAACTACCCAACTCTCACCAAATAAAACAAGAGAATGAAGATGAATGATGAACTAAAGGCATATGTAAATGCTTATATGGATGGACTAGAGGTTGAGTATCGTTTTAATACGCATTGGTATAGCGTTGAGTCTTTTTCAGACTTTGATGATACTAATGCTGATTACCGTATCAAACCTAAAGCAGAAGACAAATGGCAACGAGCTATTGATGAACAACCTTGGAAGCAATTAATAAAACACGTAGAACGCTTAGATGACACAGTTACTAGGTTGACATTAGAGGTAGCTAAGTTAAAAGAAGAACCTCCTCTAAATTTCTGGCAGAAGAAAGGCAGGATTGAAGCACTATTGGAAAAGATGCGACTGCACGACAAGGTGTGTTCAAGTTTTAACCAGATTAATAAGGAGAAATAAGATGAGACAACATAAACATGCAGAACTAATACACAAATGGGCAGAGGGTTATCCAATACAGAAACTAGTAGTCCTATGTTGCGACACAAGTGTTAGACATTGGGAAGATATAGTACCCCCTACAGCACCCGGTTGGTTTGAAGACCAAGAGTACCGTGTTAAACCAGAGAAACCTAGCAATGGGTAACCTAAACGAAGACAGAATGAACATGACCGAGCACACTACGGCCTAAAAGAATATTAGGAGACTAAATGAGAATATGTACATTAGACCTAGAGACGTTTTGGGACGTAGGTCATTCCCTAACCAAGATGTCACCTATTGCGTATTGTATGCACCCCGACACAGAGATAATCAGTTGTGCGTTTAAGTTCGACGACGGGGATACTGAAGTTGTATTCGGTGAACAGAATGTTAAGGACTACTGCAATAAAGTAGATTGGTCTGACTGTTGGGTAGTAGGGCATAACCTATCCGGGTTCGACTCTATGATTTTAGCGTGGAGGCTGAACATCAAACCAAAACTATGGGGTTGTACGCTAGCAATGGCACGACCTATCCATGCGAAAGACGTAGGACTATCGTTAGCTAAACTAGTAACTCATTATAGGCTTGGGTACAAAGACAACTCCGCCCTGCTACAAACGAAAGGCAGACACTTATGTGACTTTACTGAGCAAGAGATTGTAGGTATGCGTAGATACAACAAGGAAGACGTGGACCAGTGCTACGGACTGCTGTTACGACTCATACCCCAGACCAAGCGCGACGAGGTGAAGCTTATAGACATGACAATTAGAGCACTCGTTGAGCCAACGTTCGACTGTGATGTGGACCTACTGAACAACACGTTAGTGGAAGAAGTTGAGAGAAAGCGTATGGCACTCCTAGAAGCCGCCAAACAGATGGACGTGTTTGAATTAGGCATGGACGACGACGAAGCGGTCGAAGCGGTACTAAAACTACTTTCATCGGCACCGAAGTTCGGTAAGTTCCTAGAGACATTAGGAATAGAAGTCCCTATGAAAACATCGGAGCGAACGGGTAAAGAGATACCGGCACTAGCTAAGACCGACGAAGACTTCATAGCTTTACAAGAACACCCTAACCCTTTGGTAGCTGTGGCCGCTAACGCAAGACTAGACGCCAAGAGTACAATACTACGTACACGAGTTCAAGCGTTCCTAGTCGCCGCCGGGGCACACCCACAGAACAAAGTACCTATCCCTTTGAAATACTATGGGGCAGATACAACGGGTAGATGGTCGGGGTGGGGATACAATCCACAAAACCTCCCACGTATTAACCCCTATGACCCTAAGTTATCCGATGCTTTACGAAACTCTCTTATAGCACCGCCAGGGTACAAGGTAGTTGTTGCTGACCTATCGGGTATTGAGTTGAGGGTTAACCACTTCTTGTGGAAGGTACCTTCAAGCATGGAGTTGTTCCAAGCTGACCCTGAGAACGCTGACCTCTACAAAGAGTTCGCCGCTACCTTATATAGTGTAGACGAGGGCGCTGTGACGAAACAACAGAGACAAGTAGGTAAAGTCGCCCACCTCGGGCTAGGTTTTGGAGCCGGACACATTACGTTCCAAAAGGTAGCGAAGCTTATGGGTGGAGTAAACATCGACCTACTAGAGTCTAAAGACATTGTAGATACGTGGCGAAGGGCTTACCCAGATATAACCCAAGCGTGGCGAAGATGTCACAACGTGCTACCTACTATTATGAGAGGGGCGCAAGGGGGTGCAGTAGACCCTTGGGGTATGGTGTATCCAACGCCGGAAGGACTTCAAACTCCGAAAGGTGTAATTCGTTACCCTAATCTGCGCACCGAAGTCAACGAGGAAACGGGACGAAGTGAGTTTATCTACGGAGAGGGACGTAACAAGGCTAGGATTTATGCCGGTAAGATTGTTGAGAACATTGTTCAACACCTCGCTAGGAATGTAATCGCTGATAACGCCTTGGATGTGCAGTCCGAGTTAGGACTCATACCCGCCTTGATGGTGCACGACGAACTAGTTTACGTTGTACCCGAAGATGAAGCACAAGATACACTCGATTCAGTACAACGCATAATGAGAACGCCTCCAACATGGTGGCCGGAACTACTTACGTGGAGCGAAGGAGACATAGCTGACACGTACGGCGCTGCAAAATAAACACTATTTGTTCCACAGTACCTGTAGTGTAGGGTACACTCTTTTAGAGGCTCGGGGGAGTAACCAATTAGAACATTGAGGAAAGAAATGGATTATTTAGAAAAATGTGAAGAAATGGCGGAAGATTATGCAGACCGCGTAGCAGTACAAGGCGTTGACTATGATGACGCGTTTGACTACTACCTTAACAAGTGCATAAAAGAACATAAGGATGAGGAACCGGATGAAATCGACTTTAACTAAACCGTGGAGTTACTCAGCGCTAACAGCGTTCGAGACGTGCCCACGTAGATACCAACTGACACGAGTAACTAAAGAGGCTCACGAGAAACAACACGAAGCATCGCTTTGGGGTAACAAAGTACACAAGCACCTCGAGGACTACGCCAACAAGAAAGCAAGACTACCGGCGGACTTACAAAAGTACGCTAAATACGTGGACAAGATATTCACGTACGAAGGCAAGCGTATCGTTGAGCAACGTATGGCTATCAACAACAACTTCAAGCCTACCAAGTGGATGGCGAAGGACGTATGGTGTAGAGGTATCGTTGACATCGGTGTCGTTGGTTCCAAGACAGCATACTTATTAGATTGGAAAACGGGCAAACATAAACCCGACTCCGACCAACTGAAGCTGTTCGCCGCACTAGCGTTCATATATTACCCTTGGGTGGAGAAGATAGTGTGCGGCTTCATTTGGCTTAAGGTAGGTAAGTTCGATAAGGAGACCTACACGCGTGAGGACATCACAGAGATATGGGCAGAGTTCTTGCCTAGAACTGAGCGCTTAGGTATTGCATTTGACACCGATAAGTGGCAAGCCAAACCGTCAGGACTGTGTCGCAATTGGTGCCCGGTCGGTAGTAAGCTATGTGAATTTTGTGGAGTATAGATTATGGGTATGACACCTGAAGGTAAAGTTAAAAAGAAAGTCAAAGAGTATTTAGTATCAATAGGTGCGTGGTACTACATGCCGGTTTCAAACGGCATGGGACGTTCGGGATGTCCCGACATCTTAGTATGTTACAAAGGTCGATTCATGGCTTTTGAAACTAAGGCACCGGGGAAGTTAAAGAACACGACTCCGAACCAAGACAGAGAGATTGCAGGTATCAATGCAGCCGAAGGTCTTGCTATCGTAGTTGACGACGTTGAACAAGTTAAGGAGGTAATAGATGCCAAAAACATCAGCTAAGTCGCTTAAAACCAAGGCGGCATACAACAAGAAACCAAGTGTACAAGCAAAACGAGTGTTGCAGAACAAAGCACGACGACACGCACTAGCTAAAGGTACAGTTAAAAAGGGAGACGGTAAAGACGTTGACCATAAGAAACCTTTAGCTAAGGGCGGTAGTGGTAACGACTCAAACACACGGGTGGTTAGTCAGAAGAAAAACAGAGGTTGGAGAAAAGACAAACCTGAAATGTATAAAAAAAGGAGTAAGTAAATGCAAGCAAATGATAGGCAAGTCAGCGGTACTCACTACCAGACTGATATCCAGCCTTGGGACTTTATAGTCGCAAACAAACTCGGTTACTTGGAGGGCAACATCATTAAGTATGTGTGTCGCTACAAAGAAAAGAACGGTATTGTAGACCTACATAAGGCACAGCACTATTTGTATAAGTTAATCGAGGGGTTGGAAAATGTTAGTATTGAAGAAAAAGAGGGCGCTAGTACTTAAGGTTAAAGATACCTCTAAGATATTAAGCGTCATATCGTCAGCTAAGACGATAACTGTAAAAGGGGAAACACTAGTAGCAGTGCCCCATAATATAGAAGAAACTAAAGTGCTACGAAACTTAGGTTTCGATGCGCCTGCACCGATAAGACACCACTATGATTGGCCGGGTAGGTTCAAGCCGTTTATGGCTCAACGGGAAGCGGCTGCTTTCTTATCTATGTATAAGCGAGCGTTCAACTTAAGTGAGTTAGGTACGGGTAAGTCACTAGCGTCGCTATGGGCGTACGACTATCTTAGAAGTGTAGGTGTACTAAACAAGGTACTAATAGTAGCCCCGCTTTCCACGTTGGAAAGGACATGGGCCGACGAGATATTCAACCACTTCACGCACTTAACGTGTGTGGTGGTTCACGGCACTAGAGCTAAGAGATTGAAACTGTTAGCGCAAGACGTAGATGTATATATTATTAACCATGATGGTGTTGCTATCGTAGAAGAAAGTCTACGCGCCAGACAAGACATAAATCTGGTCATCGTCGACGAGATTGCTCAGTGTGCTAGAAATGCGGCGACCGATAAGTGGAAGACAATAAACGCAGTAGTGAACAAGCACAAGGACAAAAGGTGGTGTTGGGGTATGACTGGAACGCCGACTCCTAACGCCCCAACTGACGCATGGGCGCAGTGCAAGCTTTTGGTTCCCGATAAGGTTCCGCTGTATTTCAACAGATTTAAGATGCAAGTCATGCGTCAGATAACTCAGTTTATATGGCAACCTAAACCCGACGCGCTAGATACGGTTAAAGAGGTTATGCAACCGTCAGTTAGATTCACTAGGGACGAGTGTGTAGACCTACCCCCTCTAATGTACGAGACCCGACAAGTGGCGTTAACCAAGGAACAGAATAAGGCCTACAATGAGATGCTTAATAGGTTACAGACCCAAGCAGACACGGGGGCTATTACTGCGGTTAACGAAGCGGTTAAGATGGCTAAGTTAATTCAAATAGCATGTGGTGTTGTGTATGCCGACGACGGTAGTGAAGTAACTATACCATCGAACCCAAGGATACAAGAAACAAAAGATATTATCAGCGCTGCTGAAGGTAAAGTAATTGTGTTCGTACCTTATGTATCGTCAGTCAAGATGGTGTCTAGGGAACTAGCTAAGCACTTCACAGTAGAAACTATTTACGGCGGAGTTAGTAAGAATGAGCGCGACCGTATATTTGGGGAGTTCCAAAAGGGTAAAGACTTAAAAGTTATTGTGGCACAACCTGCAGCGATGTCTCACGGACTTACCCTAACAGCGGCTAGTACTATCGTTTGGTACTCATGCGTAACATCGAACGAAACCTTCGAGCAAGCTAATGGTCGTATCAACAGACCGGGGCAGAAAATGAACAACTTTATTATCATGTTGGAAGGCACAAAAGTAGAACAACGTATGTACAAAAGGCTTAAGAACAAGCAGAAAATGCAAGGTGCTCTACTGGAAGAAATAAAAGCGCATAGAGGTAAACATATTGCTTGACACGCTAAAAGGTTTAGTGTATTCTTGTACTCTCTTGAACACATACGGAAGGACTTGAATACACATGAACTTACTTAGACCGGAAGAAGTTTCGGAAAAATTAGGAATTACGAAGGGCGCTTTACCGGCTCTACGTAGGCGTGAAGTTAGTTTCCCACAACCTATAAGAGTCTCGCAAAAGGTTCTTCGTTGGGACGAGGCTGACATTAACAATTGGTTAGCAGATAAAAAGGAGAGTAGTAATGGCAAAAGCGAGTGAAATGGATGATGGTTCTTTATTGAAACTATTCATCGCACTGCGCGACCGTAGAGCCCGAAGAAAAGCGGACTACAATGCGGACGATGCAGGAGACAAAGATAAACAGAACAACATTGAAGTAGAGTTCCTAAAACGTTTTAACGAACGGGGTATAGACAACGTGTCCTCCAAGGACTCAGGTACGGCGTATCGCTCCACAAGAGTATCGGCATCAGTTGCTGACTGGGACGCTTTGCTTGAACACATCAAAGCGGATAACGCATGGGAGATGTTGGAACGTAGGGTTAACAAGACGGCTGTACTTCAATACAAAGAAGAAAACGAAGACTTACCACCCGGTGTGAACTGGAACGAAACCCAAGTGGTTAACTTTAGGCGTAAGTAATATGAGCGACATGATTGAATTAGACGCAGGCTTACCTGCACACCTAAAAGACACTTTCAGTGGTACTAACCCGTTCGCAGCGGCAGGTAGCACGGAAGGGTTCAAACAACTTACAATTAAATCACCATCGTTCTACGTGAGTAGTAACGGAATGAGAGAAGAAATAGGAGTGGACACGTTAGACATAGTGATACTAGCGTCGAACCCTAACAAATCCAAGGTGTACTACGCTGACGGCTTTGAAGACAGCGGGTTCGTTAAGCCGACTTGTTACTCTAACAACGGGGCTACACCTTCGGAAAATGCGGATGCACCTCAATCTAAGAAGTGTGCCATCTGTCCTCACAACCAGTGGGGCTCACGCATAACCGACAAGGGTGGTAGAGGTAAACTATGCTCAGACTCTATGCGACTGTGCGTTACCCCTTTCGATAACGTAGGTGAGCCGATGCTACTTAAGGTAACGTCGTACGCACTGAAGACCCTAGGGCAATACGGTGCGCAGTTATCCAAGCGTGGTGTTGACCCTAAGTACGTAGTAACTCAGCTAGGATTTAATTCCCAAGGTGACTACCCATCGCTAACGTTCAAGGCTACTAGGTTCGTAGAAGAAGACGAGTTGAAACTTATAGACGGATTAGTCAAGACCGAGAAAGATGCCATCAACCGGATTACCGGTGTGGTTGACGCTCCTATTGACAATGTAGGGGGTTTTGCGATAACCCCTAAGAAAGAAGAAAAGGCTGAAGAAGCGCCGGTGAAGGTTGAGCCTAAGCCGGAAGTAAAAAAGAAAGCGCCGGAACCTAAGGTTGCTAGTGTAGAAGACTTCGACGACATAGAAGAAGCACTAGATAACTTAGATTTTGACGATTAACATTCAAGTAAAAAAGGAGAAACACCATGGCTGAAATAGCTAATTATTCGTTTAACAACGTAAAAGTAATGTGGACTAAACTGCAAGCAGACAAACCTGAAGCACCATACCAAGGGGAAGGTGTTAGTAACTGGACTGTCCAAGCAGTACTAGACGACGCACAAGCGGAAAAGTATAAGGAGACGGGTTTGTTTCCTAAGTTCAAGCGCAACCAAGAACACGACTTAGTGTTGGAAGATGGTTTACGCCAAGTGAAACTTAAAAAGTCAGCGACGTTCGGTGTGGGTGGTAAACCAAAGCGCCCTGTAGTAGTTGTGGACGAGTACGGTAATAAGGTTACTGACCTTATCGGTAACGGTTCTGTATGTAACATCCAGTGTTCAGCGCATGTTTGGACCCGTGATGGTAAGACTAACACTTCGTTAGAGCTACAAGCGGTGCAAGTTATGGAGCTAGTAGAATATGTTGAAGGTGAAGGCGGCGACGACTTCGAACCAACTTTTGATTTCAAGAAACAGAAGAAGGTTGACCTCAAAGACGTTAAGGTTCCCGTAGAGACGGACAACATTGACGACGCACTAGACGGTTTAGACTTCGACGATTAGTATCGTCAACTTAGGAGCCGGGGTTCGCCCCGGTTTTTTATGCTCTATAAAAAGTCCACCGTGGACTTTTTAAAATAACTAGGTGGAACATGGGGATTCAACAATTTTTAGAATTAGTACTACCGGACAGCGGGGCGAAGATAATAGCCTTAGCTACACCAACAGGCAAAGGTGGCGTTTGGTTTAAGTACAAGAAGTACGATAGCGCTAAGGACGCGGCGCTAGCAGCTGAGTTCTTCGACGACCAAGGTGAGACAGTTTACTTCGCAGTGAACTCTTTTGGTGATTGGTACGACGATGAACGAAAAAAGAAGAAGCGCATACGAACCCAAGAAAACGTGGTGGCGTGCCGTTCGTTGTTCGACGACTTCGACGTTGGTGGCGACGGTAAGAAAAAGTACGCTACTAGGGAAGAAGCGCTAGCAGATATCGTTCAGTTAGCCAAGGTGTTACAACTTACCCCTACGATAACTTCGTCGGGCGGTGGGTACCACTGTTACTTCTCGCTAGATGAAGACGTTACCTCAGATGTATGGAAGGAACTGTCTGCTCTCAAGAGGGACGTCACGACTCATATGGGGCTAAAGGCTGACAGGGCTGTTGACATGGATAGCGCTCGGATACTACGACCGGTCGGTACTCATAACCGTAAGACTAACCCTCCCGTTGAGGTTAAGTTAGTCAAGCTAGGTAAGCAGTACCCTGCGGAAACAATACGTGAAAAACTCCAAGGGTACATCAAGGACAACGACGTACAGCCTGCGCCTACTAACAACTATGACAAGAGTAAAGGGGCTAACCCGTTCGCTGCGGCGCTAGGAGATTACCCTACGGCAGACGCCAATGTAATTGCAGAGCACTGTAAGGCTATCCGCGAGTTCCGCGATAAGAAAGGTGACATACCTGAGCCTCATTGGCACAGAGCCATTGGTGTGGTTAAGCACTGTGAGAACGGTACGGAACTAATACACGAGTGGAGTAAAGGGTACAAGGGTTATACGTTTGAAGAAACCCAAGCTAAGATTGACGAGTGGGAGTTCGGGCCGACCTCATGTGTTGAGATGGATAAACACATTGAGTGTATGAAGTCTTGTGACATGGCTGACAAGTGCAAGTTCTCAATACAGTTAGGCAACAAGGAACAAGCAGAGTCCGCTAAGGACGAAACGGAAACGGACGACGAACAGCCTGCGACAGTACCGATAATAGAAGGGCAGAAAATTCCATATTGGCCGATGACCGGCTATCGTTGGAACGGTAAGTCATTGTCTAGGTCGATCAAGGACGACGATGGAGTTGTACACTGGAGACCGTTCTGTAGGTCGTTCATATACCCTATCAACCGTATACAAGACTCCGAGGGCACTTGGGTAATTCAGTGGCGTGCCAAAGAAAAGAATGGCAGGTGGCGTGAGTTCTTCATGCCCACCTCAGAGTTAGCGTCAACGGATATGATGGCGAAGACTCTAGCGTCGCACGAAGTCTTCTTAATGAGAACAAATAAATCAAGGAACGACATGGCTGAATTTGCAGAAGGTCTCATCGAAACCCTCCAAGCGTGGCGTATGGAAACCAAAACATACAAGCAGTTTGGTTGGACCGAAGACAGAAAAGGTTTCGTAATAGGAACCAACATGATTAAGCTAGAAGGCGAGGAAGAAGTACTATGCGACGAGGATATGCCGGCGGACGTAGTTGTTAACTTCGGGACCTCCGGGACTTTAGAGCAGTGGGTTGCTAATATAGACACGCTGTACAACAGACCGGGAGCAGAGCCGTTTCAGTTCGCGGTGTGCCACTCGATGGGTTCTGTACTTGTTGAACTCATGGGTTCTTCGAACTGGCACGGGCTGCCTCTCGCTTTTACTGGGTATGGTGGCACGGGTAAATCTACAGCGGCTAAGATAGCGTGTGGTTTTTATGGAAACCCTTCCTTCATGGAACGCCAAACAGGCGAGCAGGGTTCCACACTAAACGCTGTGATTAAACGTATCGCTATTATGGGCGCCGTACCTATGTTGCTAGATGAGTTCTCAGGTAGAGCGCCAGACGAGTTAACTAGAACGGGTTACGCTTTAGCGAACGGTCGTGATAAAGAGCGCCTTGGTTCCAACGGTAAATTTAGCACAGTTGGTGGTCAGTGGTTTAAGAATAGTTTCATTACGTCGAACGACTCATTGCACGAGAACATTAGTAAACTACCTGCGGGCTTCAGAGTTGAAGCGACGCAGTTGCGCTTCTTCGAGGTACAACTACCCGAGAACTTTAGAGCCGATGTATTCCCAGACATAACACAGTCGTTTGTAGAAGACCACATGGACAACGTCTACGGCGAAGCGTGCCGACCTTTCATTAGGTTTGTTATTAAGAACCATGACTGGGTGCGTAGGCAAATAACCGCTGCTCGTGGTAAATTTAATCCAAAGTCTAGTGACGACAACAAAGAGCGTTTCTATAGAGACACTATCGTAACTGCTATAGTGGCCGGTAAGATTGCTGAGAAGATAGGGTTAGTATCTTTTGACATAGCGGGCATGAAGAAGTGGGCACTGGAACAAATTGTTCAGATGCGCGAGAGCCGTAAAGAAAGTAACACAGATATTAGTGAGCACATCGCTCAGTTTATATCTACGCTACCGGGACGACTCATCATTACGCTTAGGTTCGGTGACGCAAGAGCCAAGAAAAAGGAAATGCCTTTAGAACATTTAAGGGCGCCAGCAGTTGGTAGAGTTTGCACGGAAGACAAGAAGGTGTACATAATGTCTAAAGCGGTTAACGATTGGTGTAAGGAACACGGTGTTGCTCCTGTAGCTATGAAAGAAGAATTGGACAGCGGTGGGTATTTAATATACCATGCCGATGGTAAGCCTGCCGCTAAGTGTTACATCGGCTCAGGAACAACAGTTCCAAGTGGTCAGACTCGTTGCTACGAGTTCAACTACGGTAAATTGTTTGGTGATAACGCGCCCCTCAACCTAGTTGAGACGGACGAAGGTGTTGCCACAGAGACACTACTAGATGTAGAGTAATTCCCCTGCGGGGACGTTTGTTATGTTTTACCCCGCAACGGCGCCAGCAAGAGGTGTGCTGTTAAAAAACACTTGCAGCTAGGGCATCCCCAACCTAGTCTCTTTATTCATGAGGCGATTTCCAGGGGGTGTGACCTAGCCGACTAGCCGCCGAGACGGGCTACCTAATTCACCACGAAAAAAGACCTGGAAAAAGAGAGTAAACCAGGCCTTAAGTGGTACTTTTAAGCCGTTACCAAGGCGAGCGATGAATAAGTCCACTGTGGACTTTTACCTAGTGCCTAACTCACTTTCGAGTTTCTGTTGCTTCTTCCAGTCTCTGTCTCCTGCTTTAAATAGTACTGTTATAGGGGTACGTTTCAAGGAATTAGGCGCGTTATTGAAGAACGGTCGTATGTTGTCCTTAGCGGCTTGCAGTTTATACCAGGCTCCTTCCGCGTTACGCCTCGCTTTTTGGTCTTTCGCTTTGCTAGCACGTTTATGCTCGCTTGTTATTTCCTGCTGACGTCTAGTAAAGTACTCCTTGATTTCGTACTGTTCTCCTCTATTCCACTTCAAGTTAGAAACCTGACTCACCGGAATACCTAAAGCGTTTGCTATAAGGGGTAACATATCGAAATTATCGGGGTTAGCTACAACAGTGCCTGCGCTATCGGTGTACCCTTCCGTCCCAAGTCTGTAGGACTCCATGGGCGACTTTAACACCTTAGGGGAGACGCTCTCTAGGGCTCTGTAGTAATTGTCTTCTTTTGCGAACTCAAAACCCCTAACAACGTTAGCCGCTTGGCCCCCTGTTGGGCCGAACGCTCCATAGACGTATTCCCACAGTCCATCAAGGGAAAGGTCGAAATCCCCGAAGGGAACCAAGTCAAAAATACCAGCGTGGCTTAACTTTATAGACGCGTCTATACCAAGGGCACTAAGAACTCCTCGGTTTATCATAGTGGCTACGGTTTTATTGTCAACGTTTTCATCTACCATACGCTCGATGTAACCTTTAGTGTCCTTAGGTTCTTCGTCGTCCTCACCAAACATACCTGCTAGTAATAAGTATATAGCAGTAAACTTAGCAATTGCAGGTAGTCCTCTGACACCCGAAAACACAGCAGTGTGCATTAGTAGGAATGCTACAGTTCTAGCACCTATGATTTTCTCTTGTTTAGTCACCCCCTTAAAGGCCTGGAATGTTGCTCTAGCGTACGCCCACATCATCATTACTGAGAACTTACGGAACTGGAGCGCTACTTTACCCACAGGGTTTTTACCTACCGTCTTGAAGAAGTACGGGGCTCCCGTAGATGAGAAGTCACCTTGAGCGTCTTGAACTACTTTAACCGCGAACTCTTCTGGAGTCAGCCTCATGTGCTTGATGGCTTCAGGGTTCTCAGTAGCCAAGTCAAACGCTGCGATAGCTGTAGACACGCGGTTATAGGACTCTACTAGCCTTGGAACTTGGTAAGCTCTATGGCTTATAGTAGCAGCCCCTCTTGAGGTAGCATCAAACGCCTTGAAGCCTGTACTTGTTTCTTTAAGGCTAGAAAGGTCTTCCTCTACGCCAACGTCCAACTGCCCCATGTTTTGGATTCTAGACAGTACGTGTCTGTACTTAGCAGGGGCCGCGTCTACATCAATAACCGTCTGCCATGTTACTTTCTTACCTCCAGTAAAAGGTACCTTTCCATCGTAACCTACAATATCACCAGCTACGTGGTACCCGTTCATTATCTTAGTACGAACGTTGTTCCAACCGCCAAATGTTCCTGCTAGTATAGGGTGCGCTACTGCAAAAGTTTGAGTTGCGTTTTGCACATGGTAACCAAACGAAGAAGTAAGTAGGCTAAACGCGTTGTACGAAAGGATTGCATCTGCAATTCGGGTTTCACCCTTAGCTAAAGTTGAAGTGTAGTGCTTTATAACGGCATTGTTCAACTTCATCACATTAGGGTTTTTACTTTCTTTAGCCTGAGCAGTCATTTCCGCCAAGGTTACATTTATGTCTTTACCGTACTTTAGGGTTGCCGCTAAGTTAGCTTCTGCTTTAGCATGCTCTATGAAGTTGAACAGCATGTTGTCGTTGTAACCAGCGTAACCTTTCCTCCTAGTTTGCGAATGACGTGCATTAGCATCCTCTAAAGCAGAATGGTACATATCTTCTAACATAGACTCAAAAGCTTTTTTTGCTCCCGGGTCTAGGTCTAAAGTTTTCATAGCCCCGTAAACTTTCTCTAAAACTTTAACGTCCGGTACGCGCCCGTCACTTACACTTTCTCCTTTAGGGGATACTGTGCTCGTCGCGTATTTACTCGCTTTAGCATCTTTGTGTTTGTTAGCTTCGCCTTCTGTCTGGTGGAAACTTATCTCGTAGTACTTATCGTTGGTCTTTAGGCTCTCCAGTTTTTTACTTAGTAGTTTCTCCTTGTAAGGGGGTAAGCCGCCTTTTTTAATTTGCGCTTCTATATCTACCACTTCTTTCGACTTATGCTCTACAATGTAATCACCAAATCGCATTAAAGGAGCGTACGGGCCTTCCATCTGCGTAAACCCTAGGAACTCGCTGTCTATACCTAGCTCTACAGACAAGTCCTTAAGCATGGTTGCCATATCGTGCCCGTGCTTGAACACGTCGATAACTACTTTTTGCTCGGAGTCAGACAGCACTTCTGTAAATTCTTTATGGAAATCTTTGTCTACAGTAACGGTACGCCCATCTATATTAGGGTCTGCCGGCCACAATTGTTCCGTGGTTGCCTTTTGGATAAATGAGTTAACTAGTTGTCGACGCTCAAATGTCATTTCTCGTGCCTGTACTGCTACACTTTCAACAGAGCGAACAATTTTGTTGCGCATTACATCTTTATCTCTGAGTACCTTTTCTACGTCTACAGCCGCAGGTAGTTCAAACCGGTGCTTGTATATCAAACTACTTAAGAAATCTAAGGACTCCGCTGATTTCTTAGCGAACGAAGCTAAAGTGTCCCATTGGTACGCAGCATTTTTACCACCGACAAACTTTACGACTCTACGTATGTTGCGTCTATCATTATGGTTACGCTCGTTCTTAATTGAAAAACGAACATAGTCTTTCTTCTTAGACAGAGGGATATCAAGCAACTTACCGCCTGAGTCCGTCATCCTAATAGTGCCGGAAGTTATAATGTTGTCTTCGTTGAATATTACTTTGTTATAGGTACCTTCAAGGATTTTAGAGTCCCTAGAGCTTCCTTCTTCATCAGCGATTGACCCCTGCGTGGCTCTAGCTTTCCTCTTAAACACTGCGCCTAAAGAACTGTCTGACAGCGCGTCTAGTTCGCTAGGAAGGCCGCCTGGTTCAGTTACGTCTACAGTCTTAGTACCCTTAATGCCTGCCCTATCCATTATCGCAGCGATTTTAGCAGAGTGGCGCATTTCCCCTTCTATTTGGTTAGCTACCTTTAAGTCGTCATGAGTTACTTTGTGAGTGTCCGCCAACTCATTAATAAGCTGGTACCCTTTACTGCCTTTTTTAGTGTGCCCTGCTTCGATAAGGAATAAAGTTTCGTACAGGGCTCTACCTGACATTTCCTCCAAACTAGCACCTTCGTCATTTTCAGACACTATTAGCGCTTGCAGCTCTTTACTCATGGAGTTAACAAAGTCCACAACTATTTTCTGCTCGCTTATACGGTCGTCCAAAGACATAAGCTCCTCGTCAGTTACTAGAACATCAACCATGTGCGTGTAAACCTGAGGAGAACCACTAAGGTGGTCTACCATAGTTCCAAGGGTAGCAACCTCTTCCGTTGAGAACATGCGTGCGCCGTTCTCATCTCGAAGTTCTAGTGCTACATCCATCGAGTCTCCTGATTTAATATGAGTTACAGTAACGGTGTGCCCCCCTTCGCCGCCTTTGGTATAGGTGAACTCAAACCCTCCCCAAGCTAGAGGCTTCCATTTGTTGCCTCCTAGTAGGTAAGTACCCTCCTTAGTCAACTTCTCAAGCTTCTTAGTTAAACCAGGCGTTACTGACTTAACCGCATCTTTTTTGGATAGGTTAAGCAAACTGTTCAACTTAACGGGTTTAGTCGCCCCTTTACTAATTTCTTTTGCGTATACCCCAGCTGAACCAAAGCGGTCTGCTATGTTAAACCCAAAACCGTTTACTGCTCCATCTAGCCCCGAGCCGGCGTGAGTAAGGTCTACGTCGCCTATCTTTTCAGTAGTTGATACGTGGTATGTTTTGTTAATCTCCAAACGAGCAGCACCATACGCAGCGTCAACTAAGTTTTCAATAGTAATAGACTTAGCATTACCTCCCGTTAGGGAGTCCATGAAATTCTTCAACGTGTTGTACGCCGTTTTAATTATCGAGCGTAGAGAACCTTTAGGTCCAGGCTTCGACGCGATAGGATTAATCCCATGGTTTTGCACTCCAAACTGTACAGCGTAAGCAACGGTTTCGCTGTCTACTTCCGCTTGGGTCATAAGGGCTTCCCCTCGGGCCTTGTGCGTCTCCTGTATGTAATCTATCCTGGCTTCTACTTCAAGCGCAACTTGCTGTTCAATAGAACCGTCGTTTCGTGATGCCCAACTTCTGATGGTGTTCGCAACCTTAGAGGTTGCCTTACCGCCCATAAGGCTCTGCATACCCATGTGGACGCCAACTTCGTGGACGAATATACCCGCTACCGACATTTGGTCTGACGCCATGTCCATCTCATCTAATATGAAGAACGCGTGCTTTACCCCATTATTAAGCCTAACGAAGGCTACACCATTACCGTGTATATAGGCTCCTTTTTTAGTGATGCTTTCAATTTCTTCTTTAGCTACGGTCTCTCCAAGCATATTTCCATCTACGATTGCGGCGCTAAGCTCCGCGTGTGATTGGAATATGTGGATGCGTCGCATATCCCTAGACGTCGCCTTGTCCCTACCCATTAACTCAGCTACGAAACCTTCGACGTCTCCGTGGGTTACCTTATAAGGGGAGTTATTTTCTCGTTGCACTCCATCACGGAACGCAAACTGAGGCTTACTCTCATTTGGCTTCGAGTCTACAATTTCGTTAATTCTTCGTTGGAAAGGCAGAGCGTCAAAACCCGTAGAACTAACCATCGAAACTAAATCAGGGTTGTCTCGTTTCCAATACTTACCTAATACACTTCTAGCGTACTTACGGGCTTCGGTTTTATTTAGTTTGGCTTTCTTTGTTGTATTCACCGGGGCCGCTTTTTCGGCCGCGTCTCGGGATTCAAATTCTTTCTTCGCGGCAACCGCGGCCACTTTAACGTCAACCCCTGCTACTTTATCCACGAAGGCGTAGAAGCCTTTAAGGTCTCTCTTTTTAAGAAGGGGGACAAGGCGTTTTCTGTCGGTTTCCCAGTCGCGCCCGAGATGTTTCTCAGCGTAGGCTACTGCGGCTTGTTGCTTCTTAGTGTACTTTTTGGCCCGTGGTTTTGGAGCGTCCTTTCCATTATTGGCGACAGCGGTATTCCCGCTTCCTTGGCTTCCTGTAGAACTTTTGCCGAGTCCCTTAGTCTCTTTCGCGCTTTCAGTTGGACGCTTTTGTTTAGTTTGAGCATTAGGTTCTCCTAGTAGTGTTGGGTATGTAGTGTTCTCTATTTCCTGTAAATCTTTTTGTAATTGCGTTTCGTTCTTTGTCTGCGCGTACTCGTCTATGGATAGGTGCCAGTCGTACTTAGCTCCATCAGACAAACCGTCGTAGTTAATACCCTCTTCGTTTTGGTGTTCGCCCCAAAGAGTACTAGCTATTTTTTTCTCAGCTTTGTTGTTTATTACAGAATCTCTTCTAGCCGATAATTTTAACTCACTAACAACTACCTGCTTAAGTTCTGGGTGTTGGACCACTAAATCATTTAGCTCTTTGTTAAATGAGGCCCACTCTTCCGCACTAGCATTGTTTTGTCGTAACTTGTCGCCCCTTTTACGGTGCGTTTCTAGTTTTTTAACAGAAGCCCTTTCTTCGGCTGAAGCTTTTTTGTCTACCCAGGTTTCTTCTTCTTTACTAAGAGTAAAGATTTCACCTTTGGAGCCTCCAGCGGTTACTGTTTTTGACTGGTCTACCTCGCCTTCTATTAGCTTACGTGGGCTAAGCACGCCGCTGTCTGCGTCGTCCTCTAACGAAACAAGATTACTTGCAGAAGTAGTTGCCCTTTCTAGGCTGGTATCTGAAGATGGGTACTTTGCAGACAGGTATTCTCGGTAGTCCTTTAAGAAGCTATCGGTATCTTTGTAACCATAAGACTCCGCCAGTATTTTTGCGATAGTCTTTTTGTTGTACGTTACGTCATCTGACTTATTTAGTCCTGCTGCTTTAACAACTTCACTGTTCATGAAGTCGCCTTTTTTGTCTATGAAGTCGCCTAAAGTACCGTCCTGTAGAACACTACTAAACCATTTTACAAGTTTGGGTCTGTTCTTACTCCTACCAGTTGGGTTCCAATTAATAGCAGCGGTGTTTAACGCGCGCTGTACTAAGTCGTTTGACTCCTCACCCGTAGTAGCCACCCCGGTTTCACCAGTAATTGATATCTCAGTTTCCCCAGTAGTCGGTGTTACTTCGTTTGTTTCTTCGATAGAAGAAGCTTCTTCTGCTTGAGATTTAACTGCATCAGCTATAGCTTTGTCGAACCCTTTAGAAGAATAGCGTTTGTCGTTGTTTATGAGTTGGCTTAGCCCTGCATGCGTTTCTTCAAAGTTCTCACCTAGAGCTTCAGCTGCTTTATCCCAAGAGGCCTTTCGTACTTTCTTTTTAGTTCCTATGAAAGGATTACTAGGGAACGCTTCTGCGTTCTCGTTAGTTTCACCTTGGGTCTCAGCAAGTGTTTCTTCAGTGGTTTCTACAGTGGGTTCCAATACTTGAGGGGTTGGGTTCGCCTCTTGCTCTAATGCGTGAGCGTCTAGGGCCGTAACGTACGCAGCGTGTTCATCTGCGGTATTCGGCTTTACAACGTTATCTTTTAAGAATAATTTAAACGCCTCGTCAGTTGGAGCCCCTTCCTCGTTAGTGTCGTGCATCCCTGGAGCCACAACCTCAGGGTCATTTTTCCACGATAGGAACTGTTTTCCAATTTCTGTATTAGGGTCGTTAACATCAGCCTTTTGCTGATTAAATACAACTTCTCGGTTGGCTTTAACCCAATCCTTCTCATTAGGGAATGTCTTAGCGTGCTTGTTGCGAAGCTCAAACCGCTTATCATCCATGGGAACGGCGGTAGGTTGTTCACCATTTATCTCTGTATCAACTACTACTGGATTAAGGTGAGCATCAGCTCTACTATCAATAGCAGGCTGGCTAGGGTCTACAGCGTCGGCGCTAGCATTAGGGTCGAGCACGTCAATAACCCCCTTTTCTATTGCACCCGTTACGTCTTTATTGCCTACGTCTTCGTTTATTTGATTAGACACCTTACGCATCTTACGACCTGAGTATAGAGAAGTTACTACAGATAGTATGGAGCCAACTGTGAATCCTACTTCTGCTCCATGTTCCACATCGACAAGCATCTTTCGCTCAGGGTCGTACTTAACTAAATCAGACGCTGAGATGTTGTTCATGATAGTTTGAACCGCCTCCTGCAGGGCCTCTTCAGTACCCTCGGATAGCATTTTACGTAAGGTAAATCTAATGCTACCTCCCGTACCCTTGTCTATCCTATTTAACATGCTAGCTAGAGGCATAGCCTCTGTTGTACCTATGAGTGCGCCTATGTCACTAGCAGTAAACGCATCCTCTAGACTAGCGTCATGGTTTAGAGCGTCTTCAAAACTAGCGGTACTGTTAACCAAAGAGCCCTGCGCAGCTATTCCACCGAAATTAGCAACCTTTCCGCCTCTACCTTTTGTAGCAAGATTAATTAAAAATTGGTTGGCCATAAACGTAACCGCCTGCCCCCCCGCTTCAGGTACATCTTTTAGCCAAAAATTATCTGTCCTAGGGTCTAGTTTGGTTGTATCGGGTTTATATTCTTTAATACTATTAGATAAAGCAAAGTATTCGCTCGAGTTACCAGTTTTTTCTTCTAGCCGTGCAATCTCAGCGTCTATGTATTCAGGGGTTACTAAAGATTTTAACCCGTTGTCTGCGGGGTTATACATAAACGGTTTACCGTCTTCCCCACCATTGGAACGAAGGGCGCGCAGCGTAAGCAGTTTTTCCAAGTCGGTCTGAAGTAAATTAAGCTCTACGCCTTTAGTCATCATCGACTGGTTAGTGACAGACCCACTAGCAAAGTTCTTAGCTACGGCTTCTGCTTTAGAGGCGAATGACGGCTCTTCAGAGAAGAAAGCTTCTTCGGGCATTTTGCTCTTTGCAAACTTTAAACGGTCTACTAACGGTCGTCCTGCATAGTCCTCCGTCTCACCGGCATCTATTTGACCCTGGATTTTATTAGCTTCTTCCGCCCACGAAGATGTACCCATACCTCCATCGGTTAGGAACATAGGAGTCCCATCATCAAAAGAATAATCTGTTTCGGGTATGATAGAAGTCGGGTCTTTTACAGTCGAATCAGCTGTAGGAGCCAAACCGGTCGTAGGTGTAGGTGTGTTACTAGTAGCCGTTAAACCGGTCGTAGGTGTAGTACCCGTAAACCCTGATGTAGGTGTATTACTGGTATCCGTTAAACCGGTCGTAGGTGTAGGTGTATTACTGGTATCCGTTAAACCGGTCGTAGGTGTAGGTGTATTACTGGTATCCGTTAAACCGGTCGTAGGTGTAGGTGTAGTACTATCATCCTGCTCTTTGCTTAGAAACTCAACTTGGACATATTCGTATATGTCTTCCATTTTAGTTCCGCTGGGAGCAGTAACCTCATAAGTATTACCGTTAGGTGCCTCAACTCTATATAACGCCATATACGGCTCCTTATTATTTTACTTCTTTGCCTGAAAAACCAGTAAAAGGTTTCTTACCTAGTCCTTTATTATACTGGCCCATCATTAACTCAAAGGACTCGTAGGCCTTAGTTCGCAAGGAGTCAACTTGGGCCTGAATCCCCGTATCTCCAGGTTGGGATAACGCTTGTTTCTGGAGAGTTATGTAGTCGCTGCTAGTTAGTAGCTTACCAATAGTACTCATCCACGCCTCCTGGACTTTGTCCTGCACTGGTTTACTGGCCGTTGCATAGTTTTTGGCTATTTGAGAGTTTGTGTACTGTGCGTCTAAGCTGTTTTTCTCATCTTGTTTCTTGTTAGCTACTAGCGTAGTCATACCTCCTGGCGTAGCAAAAGTAACTAAGTTAGACTTAAGGTCATTCATGTCGGTACCGGTGGCAAATGCAGGCCCTGCTACCTCACCATTGACGGTATTGAACATTGATATCTGTCCTGTTTCCTCGTTTGTTTCGTACGTAATGCCTTTACCTTCTCCGTTTACTCTATCCGCCCACGATATAAGGTCATCTATACCAGTGCCTGGGTTGGCTATCATTCCTTGCAGTTCTGAAGCATTTACTCTAGCATCTTTAGTGAATTCAGATATTTCATTATCTGTCATGTTGTTTTGAAAAGTGAAACCTTCGCCTTTACCGAAGCGTTTGTTTAATTTAACGAACGCTTCGGCAGCTGTTTTAGAGTTTTCAAAGCCTCCTTCAGCCCCATATTCTAGACTTGCTCTTTTGTTATACGACATCATAGCATCGTTGTAGGGCTTGTCCCTATCATAAGCCTGCTTAGCTTTTGCAGCTAGCATGTTATTGTGGCCAAGGGTGGATGCTTTTACGCGTAGGTCTATGGCGTCTTTGTGGTGCCCTAACCCCATAAGTTTATCAGCAGCATTATTGAACCTACCCACATCTAGGTCACCTTTGCTTCCGTAGTTCTGACCCCCCATCGTGTACCCAGTTGATATACCTTTGTCGTTAAAAGTCTCTGTTGCCTCTTGGTTCATAGCGTCTGACATAGCTGAATCTTTCCCGCGTTCGTCAGAGAAGTCCTTAAATGTGTCATACACCGAGTTGAAGTTCTCAGAAAACTGCAGCCATCCTGATTTTGCCATTATTGAATCTCCTTTAAATCGTTGTTCATCTGTCCCAGTCCTTATACATTTTGTATGCACCAGCCGCGCCACCTAGAGCTCCACCGATGTCGCCCATTAGGCTTCCTCGGTTTTCACTTTCTTGCATGGCTATCTTAGTCTTGTTATTTAGTACGTTGCCCATAGTATTCAAGTTCATGTTTAGACCGGTACCGATTACTGACGCACCTTGATTCATACCCTGTAAGTAGTCCTGCCCTGCTCCACGATAAGCGTTAGTAGCGTTAGCACCAGCAGAAGCTGCGTTGCCATACGCCGAAGTAGAAGCTCCAGATAAGTAGTTACCCAAACCTGCTGCTTGGACTTTACGGTTGAAGCCTGCATCAGCTGCACGTTCTCTAGTACCTGTCATAGCAGCGGCTCTGTTCGCCGAGTGCATAAGGGCGTTCTGAGCACCTATACCTTGGAACTTACCTGAATTTGGATTGACACCCATACCTGCCATAGCTCGTTCGTTGGCCTTAGTTGTTCTATTGAATGCTAAACCAGAGTCAGCTGCGGCTTGAGTAGCGAGTCTGTTACGGTACGCGTCGGTGTCGAAGTTGTTTGCATCTGCAACGATGCTTTTCTCTAGAGGTCTAAAAGTGTCTTTGTAGTAATCGAAGTAGTCTTTACCTTGAGCTGCTTGGTCGTTCATCAAACCTGTCTGCGCGTCACCTATCGCATCCATCCTAGGTTTATTCTCGTCGTATATCTTTTTAGCTTGGTCAATTTGGTCTTGCCCCAACTGGCCCATTTTGTCTGAAGCTGCGGAACCCGCGTCTGTCAGTGGGGTGTAATCTGGAGCGTCTACATCTTTTTTACTCATTAGCTTTTCCTCTAAAGTAGTTCTGAGGCCATAGTACCAGAAGTTTAACGTCTTGTCCTTCCGACCCAGCCTGTTTCATTACACCTTCTTCTTCGAATCCGATGTGTTTATCTAGTTTCAATGCTTTGGAATTGTCAGCTGCGACCAACCCCGTAAGTCTCTTTAAACCGCATGACCCAAATGCGTATTGTATTACCGCGTGGTCTAACAGTTCTAAAAGTAACTTACTGGGTTTGCTGACTGCGATATGTGCAGTGGCGTTACACTCGTTAAAGTTGTTGAATACAACGCCGCTTACAATTTGACCGTCTACTTCAGCGCCCATAGCGTAGAACGAACCCCAAGAGGTTCTTTGTCCTACTTCCTCAGCTACCCACTTGCCAACACGCTCTTTGTCATCAAAGACTAAACGCGTTTCACTCATGGGAGCTTTGTATACTATTTAGCACAAGTTTATTATATATCATAGTTAGCGTACACGGGCAACTAATTAAAGTTACCTCCAGAGTACTTACTTAGCTTAGTCATGAACACAGTTTGGAACTGTGACGCGGTAGTGCCCCCATCGAAGTAACCTTCATCTATCATCTCTTCCCACGCTTTGATAGCCTCAGGAGTAGCTTCCCCTTCGGGTTCCCTGTTAGGGTACGAAAAGGTAGTCATCTGTTCTTTCCCCTCGCTGTCCGGGAAACCGATTTTGATAGTTTTGTTAGGTAACGGTTCCATGTTTCTCCTTTTTAGTAGTCTGCTGCGTTAATGATAGGTATTGTAATAGACGATGGTTGCACGTCCAACCCACCACCAGGGTTATTACGCCCCGCAGAGTCGCTTAGCCCTATGTCCGCGTGCGACGCTACCCACTTAGTACCTGTCCATCGTAGGCCCGCGATTACGCGCTTTATGTAGAAGTACACTTGTTCCCCGGGCGACCATTGGAAGCTGATATCCCTAGTGCTTCTTCCCAGCTCAACTGCTTGGTGCGCAGGCTGACTTAAGGACGCAACAGTAGTACTACTCCCGGACAGGTACGATTGAGCAGGATTGGTAACACCGCCGGAAGCGAAATTTATTGTCAGTATGTCTTTTACTTTACACGGCTCGAAGTCAGAGTGGAACATGGTACTACTAGAGCCGTTCTTTATAATCATCCCGTGGCCGGCGTTGTTGTACGAGGGGTCTACTTTACCAAAGCACAAAAGTCTAATACTACCTTTCGCCGTAGCGTCTGTAGCACCGCCCGAGTATGTTAGCAGTACCGCTACGTTCCACACCGTGTACCCGTTAGGGCCTGTTGTGCCGCTGGAAACCACCTGTACTACGTTTGCCCCGCAGCTAGAATTGGTTGAGTATACAAATAGCGTCGGTTTGGCGTACGATTCAACCGTGTAGTTGCCCACTCTAGACGTGTCTACTAAGTTCGCTGTGGGTTTGCTAAATACAACTACAACATAACTGTACCCCCCGTTACAACAGTACCCGTCGCACCCAAACCCACCAGCGGAAGGGTAGCAACAGTAGTAACCACCGTTGCACGTGTATTGTTCCTGGGTGAAAGTTACGTCTATAGTACCGCCGCTCCCAGCAGTAAAGCTGTAGCTAACCCACCCGGCTTGAGAGTTGGCCCTATAATATAGCGCTCTATTACCTATGTGGCTGGGCTTAACACCCCAGCTGGCCCACACAGCGTCGCCCATGTAAGCCATAGACGGAGTGGTGTCGGAGAACATCAGTACCCCGTGTTTACCCTCGAATGATAGTCCGTACTCTGCCATGCTACCCCGCGAACACTGCTATGGAAATGTTAGGTCTTTTCTCTCCACCGAAGGTTAATATTGTACCTAGGCAGCTGAATACACCGCTTGTATTTCTAGTGAAGCTCGCGTTAGAAGTGTCGTTGGCGTCCGTGCCTAGCCCGGAGCTACCGGAGACACCTGAGGCCCAATGAACGGTAGGTACGTTGCTAGCATCTCTAGTAACAGTGAAGTTCAAGAACGCGAAAGATGAAAGCTTTCTACTGTATATGGCCCCGTCTATCTCCATAGTCTGCGTGGGCACCAAGATGCTACTCCACGCCAAATCGGTGTACTCCCTACTACCTGTTCCGTTCCACGGTACTACGAAAGAGTCTGCTAGTAGTAATCCGAACGACTCCGTGTCCATCGATACGTTACCTGCAGCGTCTCTTAGTTCAAACCCGAAACCCATTAGGCGACTACCACCGAAGCGGTTGACCTACTAGATATGTTCCCCGCCGCGTCTATTACATAGATGAAGTACGTGCCCGCTAGCGTAGGCGCTAGGATAGTAGTGGATGTTCCGTTGGTAGATTTAGTCTGGTTGTTGTACGCGAAGAACACAGTAGTTCCTGTAGGAGCCATCCATATTTGACTTGCTATGCTTCCAGTTGAAACGATAGCAACAGTGCCTCCTGGGGAAGATGTAGTACTAGTCGCCAGCACCACATTAGACATAGAAGTGGTTGTGTACGAAGCCGAAGATTTAACAGAAACGTTACCCGCTTCGTCTATCACGTACCCGTAGTACGTTCCTTCGATATCAGGCATTTTAATGCTAGTAGAAACACCACTGGCGGAAGTAGTCATGCTTCCTGTAGGAGCGAAACTTGATGTGCCATTAGGAGCCAACCACATAGAGTTGGTTGAAGTTCCAGAAGAGGAAATTGCTATTGTGCTGCCGACCACTGCTGTAGTAGACGAGGCGAACGAACCGTTAACTACGCCACTAGTAGGTGCTACCGTGTCCAAATTACCTAAAGTAACACGTAGTACCCCTGAGCTGTCGAACACCCTAATTCTTGTGTTATTAATTTCCATCCTAGCGCCAGAAGTAGCGCTGCCAACGTCGAGTTTACCTCTGAACACACCCGCGTTGTTAACCTCCAGCCCGTAGGCTTTTGATATTCTCCAGCCGGCGATGCCGGAGTTGAAATTAGAACTCTGGATGCCGTCATGAATCTTAGCGTTTGTAATAGCAGCGTTATCTATATTGGCCGTTGTAATAGCAGCATTGGCAATCTTAGCGTTTGTAATAGCAGCGTTATCTATTTTAGCCGTTGTAATTGCCGCGGTACCTATTTTTGCACTGGTTACGGCAGCGGCACCTATCGTAGCCTCTGTAATCGCCCCCAATACAATATGCGCTGAGTCCACAGCTAAAAGTCCTATCTTAGCGCTAGTAATAGCTGCGTTCTTGATAAAGGCAGACTCTATGTATACGCCCGCAGGGATAAGAACCGTAGTTCCATCGGTGTCATACGTGGGGGACGTTTTAACTGTAAAAGGTATTGTCTGGGGTGTAGTCGACCAAGCGGTACCCGTGTAGTATTTAATATCGCCGGTAGTGTCGTGAACCCACACTCTACCTTTGTACAAGCCTGTTGTTGGGGCGGAAGATGCCACTGTCGAGGCGGGAGCTACCCAAAAGGTATCAGCTCGTACTCCAAACTCCGAAGTTGGGGTAGCGTCGTTATTAGTAGATATTAAACCATACCCCGTAACGTGACCCCCATTATCAATTTTTACTGCGTACTTGCCTTCAATTCCGTCTACAGAGCTCGCTACAGTGTTTACCGTAGTGAAACGGTCGCCTACTCGGGTAGATACGGTGTGGGTGTCCACCGCCATAGCGGCGTCATCTTTCCACGCAAAAGTACTGCCCGTTTGCGTAGCCGCCTCACACGTAGTTTTAGTAGCGTACGCCGAGGCTATGTTTGTAACGCCGGTAGTAGTAACGGTGCGCTCACAGTAACCTACCTGTTCTACTATCTGTTCGCCTACATAGGCTTGAGTAGCAAGCCCTACCTCGTCCCAAGCGCCAGTGCTGCAATCGCTACCGCAATCAAACCGGTATAGTTTTCCGTTATCACTAGTATCCGACCACAAGTCTCCGTCTCGTAGAACTAGAGTGGCTGGGGTGTTACGGACAAAGGTTCCCGAAGTAACTGTGTCGTTGAAGTCAGGCATAGTCGTTGAGAAGTAGCTTGTTACTTTACCATCTGCAGCCGATTGAGCGTCTCCCGCGTCTGCTATAGCTTGTGCTATGTCCGAGTCAGGTATAGATACCCACCCATCAACACTTGGAGTAGCTCCTGTGTCCTGCCAGCGAGACATCGCGTACGAATTGTTCGTAGTGTTAAACCAAAGGTCACCTATAGACATCGTGAACGTTGGAGCACTTGGCGCACTAGCCTCAAAGTAAGTAGTAACCTTACCGTTGGCTATGTTTTCTACGGTCACAATTCTACCGTCTTGCGCAGGCTCCCACGTACCAGTGCTAGACTTAAAGGCCCACAGCATATTCTCACTGTCTAGGTCTACCCAGGTGTCTCCGTTTTGAAGAACTAGAGTAGCTGGGTTGTTCCTTACCATAGCCCCCGTTCCGTCGTCAACGAAGTCAGGCATACCGTTTTGGTAGTACGTTTTAGTTTTAGTAGCCGCTAAAGTATCATCAGTGTATATAGTGGCTTCCGTCCAGTTAGCGCCGTCACTTTGGTATATCGCCCCGGGGGTGTACGTAGTGTCCGCAGTTCCACTTATAGGAATCCATATATCTCGTGTTACCCCTGTAGGTACATCATCAGAAGCATTACTATAGATTGTTCTTTTACCGTCAGCTAAGTCAGCTAAAGCAGTAAGGTTGCTATTATTGCCTATCTGAGACCATTCGTACGTAACCGGGGTTGTTGCAGGAACTTTAGGTTGGTACTTGTAAGTGTTGGTTACATCTACGGTTACTCCCCCCGTACTAACCTCTGTAGTACTCTCAATGAAGATGTCATTCTCCTTCATTCCCGTCTGTGAGGTGTGGTCGCCCCCACTAAAAACTACTACTTCTTTGTCTATCTCCCCACCTACGTACGTCTGAATTGTATCCGTACCGTCTATGGTCGCCGAAGTAAGGTTGACAGCTACGGTACCATCAGTAATCCCAGTGTTTAATGAGGCTACTGAGTTCTGGGCTACGTACGCGTCTAGGTAAACTTTACCAACAGCGTTGTTTGGAGTATTTACCCACCCTAGTGTGCCTTGAGACCCAGCTGTAGGGTCTTGGTACCTGTATATGCAAGTGTCATCTAGCGGGGTAACTTTATCTGTGTCAATCCACAAGTCACCAAAAGACGCAGTGCCTGGTGCTGCATCTTGGAAGAATCCTACTATCTCTCCATCTGCAGTGGTCTGGGCGTTGCTCGCGTTAGTAAGCGCTGTAGATATACCCCCATCTCTAACAGAGACAAAATCAGATGTAGATACAGAGTACTTGTGTAGTGTGTTCGCCCCACTAGTAGTGTTAACCCACAGGTCGCCCTCGTCTAAGTCGTATAATTCACAGACTACAGGAGGAGTTGCCGATGGGTTATCGGTGCAATTAGTGTCTACTTTCGCTCCGTGTACAGGTTTTACATTTTGGTAAAAAGCTTGCACCTTACCATCTGCTGTTGCCTGTGCTCCTGCCGCATCGGCAATTGCGTCACCAATACCACTGTCTTGGATATTAACCCAGGTTGTTCCAGAGTCAGGGTACCTGTGTAGTGTGTTCGCCCCACTAGTAGTGTTAACCCACAGGTCACCTTTCGACAGGTCGAACAGCTCACAGACTACAGGAGGAGTTGCCGATGGGTTATCGGTGCAATTAGTGTCTACTTTCGCTCCGTGTACTGGGGCGGTGTCTAAATAAAAGGTTTGGACTTTACCGTCAGCAGTACCTTGCGCCCCAGAAGCGGCATTAATAGCAGCGATGATATTACCGTCCTGAGCGTTTACCCAATCTCCAGCTATCGTACGCCCCGCAGTATGTAAAGGCCCGATAATAGCGTCGGGGTCGTACAGGTACATTTTGTTATCATCGCTGGAGTCTAGCCAGGTGTCGCCCGCTACTAAGCTAGAGCTGTCATATTTAGTCGTTGGGGCGGTTGCTTGGTGGAATGTAGAGTTAATTGCCCCAGCTAAGCCACTAGCCAGTTGACCGCTAGTAATTGAGTCTGTTAGTTGTTCTAGTAGGTAATCCACGTCGGGAGCTGTAGCCCCAAGGACTCCGTCTGTAGCGTTAAACGCTCCGGCCTCTCCGTTCACGTTCACCATGCGAACCCAGTAATAGTAACTCCCGTCGGAACCGACGGCATCTGCATACATCCCTGATATAGTAGTACCTACCAAAACCGCTAGTCCCATGTCATCGGTGCTAGCTCTCCATACCTCGGTGTGCGAGTAGCACTCCCCGTACGCAGTACCTTCCCAGGCTAATATTATCGAAGTCATAGCTCCGTTAGCAGTCAGGGCCGTAGCCGCAGGAGGGAATATACAGTCCAGGGCTACCATAGGGGGTTCGTATGCTATACCTCCACCGGGGCCTCTGGTAAAAGCTTTCGATTCAATCAACTCTCGTTTGGTTACTAGCCCATCAGGAGACTCGAAAGACTCCCTAACGCGTTCCAGGAACCTACGCAAGTCAGGAGCTAAAGCCGTTACTACCGCAGGCAGGCCTAGTTTTTTCATCCTTGGTTAAGCTCCATAGGAGACTGCGCTAACTGTACGTTATAAATTTCTTTGTCGCTTTCAACCTGGAACTCCCAGTCCGTACCCAACCCAGAAGGGAGGCGCTGTAGCGCTCCGTCGGTTACTGATATGTTTACTATTTGAGTACCATCGCGCCACACTTTAGTAGTTACAGGGTACGCCTCGGCTTGTACTCGGTAGCAGGTGAACCCTTTTGGCTCTGGGAAGGTAAACTTCTTAGACTTCCATGTGTAGGATAGGTCTGTACCAGTGTTCCATTTAGATAACTCGTTACCTACAATAAGGTACAGCGTGTCGTGGCGGAGGTCGTTGTAACCTCCAGTGGCTACGATGCTGTGGTAGTTCCAAGTTTTGGCTTTCATATCATATATGAAACCTTTGTTCGCCCCCGGTGCTGCGGGAAGAAACCCTATGTACTGGTCCTCATGACGCTGCCCTATTAGCCCTTCGGGGCCAATGGCTTGCCATGCTTCTTTATCGTACATAGACTCTGTTATAACGTTTGAGCCTCCAGCAGACAACCCAACTAAACCGTCGGGAGCCGCGTAGAACACATGTTTGTTCATAACGACAATACTTTTCTTGGATATACAAGACTGGTTAACGTCGGCTTCAATCATAACCATAGCGTCCGGGTGCGAACCCTGGATGAAGTACGGTCGCCCTTTAGTCATAACAACCAAAGTAGTATCAACAACTGCAAGGCCCACAACAGGGTACCCTACAGTTTGCATGTATTGCACCGGCCAGGCAAAAGGCCTGTAAGGTTCCGAGAAGTAAATGTCGTTCCCTTTAAAACCAGCCATGACTCCGTTAGGCAAACCAACTAAACCTTCCATGTCCGCTTTAGGGTGCATCCAAGTTAAAGAAGGTATCACTTCGTTAAGCGCATCACCTGCTATGTTATCTACGTAAGTCGTTGTAGTCACAGGTACTTCCGCTACGAAGAAGAACGATGAGTCTGAAGTACCTGCCGCTGAACGGTAAATTCGTTTCTTAGTGACGTTGTAGTTGCCCGTAGGAGCTGTAGGCATAGTGACCGTTACTGTCTCGCCCGTGTAAATAGTTTCTGTAGAGCTTGCCATGCTGGTGGCTGAGTAAGGAGTAGACTCCTCGCCCCAAGAGTTAACGTATGTAAAGGTGTACACTCTGGTTTCCGCCGGGGTGTCTGTATCGGGGGTTCCGGCCTTAGCCGTAGAGAATCCTGCCCCTGTCGGTTCTGGAACGCCTAGTGTGTAAGACGTAATCGGATACAAATCACCGCCGCCTGTTAGGGCCATTGAGTTATTAGTAACTTTTGGAACACCGTCTCCAGTGTAGTACGTTCTCTCTGTAACGTCACCTGCGATGAAACCTTGCACGACATCTACGTCTGCAGTCCAGTGAAACCAGTACTGTTTCTCATCTGTTTCGTTTTGGCCGAAACGGTAGATTGATTTAATAGTGCCTGTTTTAGTAAGAGGTGAAGGGGTTACGGTTGAAGTGCCTTTAATAGGCTGCAACGAACCAAGCCACACAGAGCAGTTCAACGCTGTCTGCGCTGCGTCGTTACCTAGGTAACGTGGAGGTGTCATAGGAGACACGCCTGAGAATTTACTTACCGTTATTACTGCCACTGTCTACCTCAAATAATTAAACAAAGGGCTATCCTGTAGTATCGTCCCCTCTACTTTTATTTATTATAGCACTTAATTCGTCAGCCAGGTCCCAATAAGACTCGTCTTCTTCTCGTGCTTGTTCGTATAGTACTAGGATTACATCACGTAGTACTGCTTCTAATTCTTCACTCATTTTAATTTGGTGCCCGCTAGGGTGTACAAGGGTGAGGAGAGTAGTAGCTAGCAGGCGCCTCCTATTATAACGGTTTTACTCAGGTAAAGCACAATTACAATCGCACAATTGAGGTTGGTTCATCATTTGCATAGAACCTTGCATCATTTGCTGTGGCATCTGAAACATTTGATTAAAGAACGCCATAGAAGCTAGACTAATTGTTACACCTACTGCGAAAACTATAACGCATTTACTAATCTTGTCTATCATTTTTAGAAGGCTCCTTGAAGAATACTCTCTCAGCGTGTTCTGATTGTTTACCTGGGTTAAAACTACTTATAGGCCTATGGTAGCCCATAACGCGAGTCCATATTTCACATTTAGTTCTTTCAGAATTATTCATTACTTCCCTTCCTTGTTTTTATTACTTAACATCATATTCTCTACAACCCTTGATG